TGTTTGACCTTGGCCCAAAGCAAATTGTTTTTATAACGATTGCTTTTTTTATCGTTGCTTATCTTAAAGCAATACATGAAGAACCAGCATGGATGATATTGAAATGAAACAAAAAAAAGAACCAAAGAAACTACAGCCAGGTAGTGCCTGGGAACAGTTTGATCTTGACCAAGACGGCACAGTATCTGACGGCGAATTAGCTATGGCTCAGAAGATAGAACAGTTAGAACATCAACGTCAAATGCACGAAAACCTAGACCGCATGATGGACCAACAACGGATGATGGCCTGGGTAGCGATGGGTTCGATGGTGCTTTTTACAGGCCTGTTGTTTTTACCGCAGCTTGATGGTTCTAAGATCATAAACTTTAGCGGCATCCTTAATACATTCTATGTTTCGCAGGCCGCTGTTGTCAGCGTCTTTATGGGAGCTACGGCTTACAGCAAATCTAAGAATGGTAAGTAAGTGCCAAACCAACCTGTTAAAGAAGAAGATCACCCACTTACTTTAGGAGCTGATCGGCATATATCCGTTCCGATAAGCTCTTTGATTTCAATTGTGATAGCTACGTCGGTTGCTACAATACTTTACTTTCAAGTAACAAGTCGGCTCGATAAGTTAGAATATGACCGTGATCTTATTGCTATTGAAGTCGAAGAAAACGACTCCTGGATAGATAACTTTGCGCCGCCACCAGCAGTACAAGATACTGTTCAGCGAGTGCGTGAATTGGAAAAGGAACTCTTAATTATGAAATATGATCTTCAAAGATTGAAGTCTGAGTAAGGTATGATAGCACAGCTACTAGGTGCAGCTGGTGGATTAGCTTCTACATGGCTAGAAGGCCGTCAGGAAGCCGCTAAGAGCAAGTCAGCTATAGCCAAGGCTAAAGCAGAAGCAGAAGCGAAGGTGATGGTTTCTGCCGCCACAAGCACGGCTAAGTGGGAACGCATTATGGCTCAAAATTCTAGTGATAGCTGGAAGGACGAAGCCTGGACAGTTTTATTTATATTAATCATAGGCGCAAACTTTGTGCCGTTTCTACAGCCCTACATCGAGCAAGGATTCATTGCTTTAGATAAATGCCCAGCATGGTTTCAATGGGCAATGTACGCAAGCATAGGTGCGAGCTTTGGTATTCGTGGATTAAAAGGATTTAAGAAATGAACATAGATAGACTACGCAAACAACTTGAGATTGATGAAGGTGTTAAGTACGAAGTGTATAACGATCATCTTTCTAAAAAAACTTTTGGAATTGGGCATCTTTGTTTGCCGTCAGATCCAGAGTATAATCAAGATCTTGGAACGCCTGTGAGCGATGAACGTGTCAAAGAATGCTTTGATAAGGATGTAGAGTCTGTGCTTGTTGATTGTAAAAGATTGTATAGTGATTTTGATGATCTGCCCTCAGAGTGCCAAGAAATTATTGCAAACCAAATGTTCAATATGGGCCTGACAAGGCTATCCAAATTTAAGGGTATGAAAGCAGCAGTTGATGCCAGGGATTGGAACAAGGCAGCTGATGAAATGGTGGATAGCAGATGGTATCGTCAAGTAACGAATAGGGCAGAGCGCTTGGTGCAGCGAATGCGTAGCTTGGCAGGCTAGAAATAAAGTCACGGAAAGGGTGACAGGTCAGATAGGTAGGTATGTGGGGCACAGACAGGGTACAGGAACAGGAGAGATCATACGATAAACTGTGATAAAGAAAACACAGGTTTATCTTATTTTATTATATATGCTCATATGTTCTTATCAAACAATAGGTTCGAGCCCCGTCAACCGCGCCATTTAAGTCTTTGTTTTCCTTACAGTTTATTTTTAAAACAGCCCTTCGGGGCACAAATGGGGCACAAAATCAGTTGATGGACTTGCCGTGATACGTTAATTTTAGGCTTGATTTTCTGTGCCCCAACACCCATTCTTGTTAAGTATTAAAAAAATACTTGTGCCCCAGGGCAAAAATAAGGATGGGAACGATGACAATACAAATTAAATATTTTGAATCTAGAGCAGCTTCAAATAGAAAGCCATACGTTGTAAAACTTGGCGATAAAAGAAGTTACTTCAATACTGAAGCAGAAGCACAAAAGTTTTTAGAAACTATTAACACTAAGGAAGCAACCGATCCTGGCATGACGCTCGATACGCTGGTTGGCTCTGTACCTTCTTTAGCTGATGGCGGTTTACATTCTTTCAAAGCAAACCTTAGTCACAACGGCAATCCACTTGATTATATTTCAAGGCAGCGTGAACGATATGACCGTGAACAAATTACTTGGAAGCAATATCAGCATTTAGCAAAAGTTGGTCAAGCAATGTGTGATGTTATTGTTCTTGGTAAACGCTTTGGATCTTTTAAGGTTTATGAAATTACTGGCGCATTTATGCGTGATGAAGTGATGAAGGCTTTGGAAGTAAAATCCATAAACAAAAAAACGAATGTAAAAATATTGCGTAGTTCAAAGACCTTGAAAGAATATTGGTCAGGGATGAAACTTATTTTTAGTTTTGCGATTACAAAGAAAACTCTCATTCAGCAAAATCCTTGCGGCGAAGATATTGAATTTACAGATTATGGACAGATTACAGCAAAACAAGAAAAAGCTCGTAGGGTTGAAACAGATACTGTTAGTGCAATTATTGCAGCAATGCCGCATCCAAGATCTAATGAAAACCGACAGCTTCTTGATTGGCGGTTGATGGCAAACTTTGCTGCTCAAACTGGATTACGCCAGGGCGAACAGCGGCCACTACGATGGATGGATTTAGATTTAGAAAAACAGTTTGTCCATGTAACTCATTCAGTAACTTCAAAAGAAGAGGGCGATGTTGATGTTAAAGGAACAAAAGGCGATAGAGTTAAAAAGACTAATCAATATCAAAAGCGCAAAGTGCCTCTCTCAGATAGTCTTGTTCAGGAACTTAAAGAGTGGTTTATGTTTTGCGGTTGTCCTAGCGCAGAAGAATATATTTGGAATGAAAAGTCAGGTTGCATTTTAAATGCTAATAGATTTTCTGATTTAATGGCTAGGATTTGCGATCAGCTTATTGAGCAAAAAGCAATTACAGATCGAGTGTTATGGCATGAGTTTCGCCATTACTATGCCGCTGAGCGTTTAATGCGAAACCGTGTAGAGCCTGTTAGCCGTGCGCTTGGTCACGCTAATATAAATATTACACAAGAGGTGTACGGTCATTTTATTCAAGACGCTAAGTTCGATGCAGAAGAGCTAGAGAGCGCAAACAATTCTAGCTTAGTAATGGTACAAGCAGGGGCATCTTAGCCCCTTCTTTTTTATGCGTGAATTTTGGTTGTAAAGTTAAGCCAAATTTGCTCAGGTGGAGTAAGCATTTCTTGCGGTACAAACCAAACTGGACCTCTGCCTGGTTTAAATTCTTTTTGCCCTGCTTTTTCATCAAACAGTTCTTTGGTTATTCCACCTACAATTTGAACAACGTTTGGCTCGTATGTTGTTAAGACAAGAATAGCGTAATCAGACCTAAACCAATCCTTGTACTTAAAAAGTAAATTTGCATCACCAGATTTGCTTGCTTTTACATCAATACTAATCCCACCAAAATACAAGTCCACACCGTTGTCTGGCCCTGCTGCACATACATTAAAATTTAAGTTAAAACATTTGGCCACAGCCATTTCGCTTTTAAGTGCTAATGTGTTTCGCTCCAAAGGAGTCATGCCAGATTTGGCGGCTTTATCTTTGCCGCCTGTCTGTTCAATGATCCAGCCAACATAGGTTCGCATATTCGCCGCTTGGTAAATTTGCGATAGTTCTTCTTTACTCAGTCGTATCTTCAAATTGCCTCGCAGTTTTTAAGCAGTCATACGCCAGGTCAATCAGCTCCTGGCGTGTCATCGGCCTTGTGTAAAAGCCCTTGTGCCTCAACCACACGCAGAGCTGTCTTGGGCGTGGATAGACTATTAACTCCGAAGCCAAGCAGGGTTGCTCTTGATATGAGGGCTTGTTTGCCGCACCAAGAAACATCAATTTCTTTTGCTTTGACCATGCGCCGAAGGGCTTGCTCACCGCCGCTACCTGGCCTATCTGGAAATAGGTACGCAGCCGCTTCTGGAATACTAAAAAATATTTGTTCATTCATCCTAGAACTCTATTTCTTCTGGCGTAACATTAATCTGGTTAGATGGATCTTGATAGCCGCTCGATGGTCTACTAAATGTT